TTGGCGAATGGTCGAAGATCATCTCAAGGCCGGGCAAGATCGAGCGATTCACCTTTGCACGCGGAACGCCAGATCATTTCTCAACCGATGAACACATTGAGCCGCCCTGTGCCTAACTCCAAATACACCATCAAGATTGATTGCCTTGGGCATTACGTGAGCTGCAGTCATTGGGGATTGTTTAGGGTTTCAGGAACTTAAGAAGTAAAATACATGGGACGACCACTCGGGAGCCAGAACAAGGACAAGCCTTACCGGGACGCATTGAGGATAGAGGCGGCCCTGCTTGAGAAGGGAGAGGATTCGCCGGCACCGCGCGGCTCTCTCCGTTGGATTGCCCGCCAGCAGATGCTAAAGGCTGGCGAAGATACCTCGGCGGCCAAGGAGATCGCGGACCGGCTGGATGGCAAGGTTCCGCAGGCTGTCGTCGGCGATGATGATTCTGACCCGATCAACGTTGTCCATAAGATTGAGCGCGTGATTGTCCGTCCTCAGCATTCCGACGGCTGAGGTCTTTGACCCGCTCATTGCGCCTGCACGTTACAAGGCGGCTCATGGCGGGCGAGGCTCTGGGAAGTCGCATTTCTTTGCTGATCTCCTGATTGAGGACAGTTTATCCGAGCGCGGGATGCGTTCGGTCTGTATCCGCGAGGTCCAAAAGAGCCTCAAGGAATCCGCCAAGCGCCTTTTGGAGGACAAGTTACAGGAGCATCGGCTAGGCGAGGCTGACGGCTTCAAGGTGTTTCGGGAGGTCATCGAGACGCCCGGAGACGGCGTGGTGATCTTCCAGGGTATGCAGGATCACACGGCGGAGTCGATTAAGTCGCTTGAGGGCTTCAAGCGGGCGTGGGTTGAAGAAGCCCAGACGTTGAGCGTCCGGTCGCTTTCGCTCTTGCGTCCAACGATCCGCGCGAACGACTCGGAGCTTTGGTTCTCATGGAACCCTCGCCGCAAGAATGACCCGGTTGATGCGATGTTTCGATCCGGGGCATTGCCGACTGGCGCGGCTGTCGTGCAGGCGAACTGGTCACATAACCCATGGTTCCCGGCGGTTCTCGATCAGGAGCGCAGGGATTGCCAGCGCGATAATCCGGACCAGTACGATCACATCTGGGAAGGTGGATACGCCACGGTGATCGAGGGCGCATATTTCGCCAAGTGTCTGTCAGAGGCGCGCGAGAAGGGCCGGATCGGCAACGTAGCCGCTGACCCGCTCATGACCTTCAGGGCGTTCTTTGACATCGGCGGCACGGGCGCGAAAGCGGATGCCTGCGCAATCTGGATTGCCCAGTTTATCGGGCGTGAGATCAGGGTCTTGAACTACTACGAGGCCGTCGGCCAGCCGCTCGCCGCGCACGTCAACTGGCTGCGCGAAAGCGGATACGGCGGAGCGCAGATCGTTCTGCCGCACGACGGCACGACAAACGACAAGGTTTACGATGTGTCCTATGAGAGCGCGCTGACGGCGGCGGGCTTTGAGGTCACGGTTATCCCAAACCAGGGCAAGGGCGCCGCCGCGATGCGCATTGAAGCTGCGCGCAGGCTGTTCCCTTCCATCTGGTTCAACAAAGACACAACCACGGGCGGGCTTGACGCATTGGGCTGGTATCACGAACGCAAGGACGAGGCGCGCAACATTGGCCTTGGTCCGCAACATGACTGGGCATCGCACGGCGCTGATGCATTCGGCCTGATGTGTGTGGCCTATGAAGCTCCCGAGGATCATCAGGAGCGCCGCGAGCGTCGCCGCTCTGCGGGCTGGATGGGCGCTTAACTGGCATGAACGCATTGGTCCCTTACAGCGCTGGCGACAAGCCGGGCGAGGCAGAGCCGCGCGTGAAGGGCAAGGACTGGCCTGAGATTCATTCTCAGGCAATGGAGGAATACGAGCGCGATTACGAGAAAGAGCGCCGCAACATTGCCGAGGCCTACAGCGATCTCCGCTTCCGCCGGGGCGAACTCGAGGACCAGTGGGATTCGGTCGCTCTTGCCCAGCGCAAGGGCCGCCCGACGCACGTCATCAACGAGATTCCGCAGTTCGTTCGCCAGATCACAGGCGATCAGCGCCAGTCCAAGCCGAGCATCAAGGTCGTTCCTGTCGATGACAATGCCGATCCGGATACGGCGGAAGTTCTCGCTGGCATTGTTCGCTATATCGAAAACCGCTCCTACGCGCAGTATGTTTACACGTCGGCGGCTGACAGCCAGGTTGCCTGCGGCATTGGTCACTGGCGCATAAACACCGAATACGCAAGTTCCACCACGTTCAATCAGGAGATTCGGATTGCTGGCGTGGACGATGGCGTATCTGTTCTGTGGGACGCTGACGCTACGCTGCCGACGCGGGAAGACGCAAACCGTTGCTTCGTTCCAAACGATATGTCGCTTGCGAAGTTCAAGGCAAGCTGGCCAGACGCGAAGGCGGACGGGTTTGAAATCCGTTCGGAGGCCGCATTCACCAACTGGCACGGCGACGATTACATCCGCGTCGTTGAGTATTGGAAAAAGAAGCCGATCAAGCGCTCGCTTGTTCTCATGCCAGACGGCGCGATCGAGGATGTGACGGCCCAGACTGATGGGTTCGGCAAGGCGCAGCTTGCGGCTGCGCATGAATACTACGCTGCTATTGGCGCTCGCTTCGAGCAACGGGACGGCTTCAAGATTTGCCGATACCTGATGACCAGCGCGGAAATCCTGGAGGAAACGGACTGGCCCGGCCTGCACATCCCGATTGTTCCGGTGATCGGGGAGGAAGTGCGGATCGGCCGTGACGTGTATCGTCATGGCATCGTGCGCTACATGAAAGAGCCACAGCGCATGGCGAACTATTACGCCTCCGCCGAGACGGAAGTTATCGCGCTGCAGCCCAAGGCTCCATGGATCGGCACGCGCAAGAATTTCGAGAAAGACTACGACCTCTGGGACACGGCGAATACGGAGAATCATCCGTTCCTGCAGTTCACGCCTGATGCGTCTAACCCTGCTGGACCACAGCGTGTTCAGCCTCCGGTAGCGTCACAGGCCATCATCGCCGGGCGTCAGAAGGCGTCTGACATGATGCGCGCTGTCGTTGGCATCTATGACGCATCGCTCGGGGCTAGGTCCAATGAGACGAGCGGCGTTGCTATCCGAGCGAGAGACGCGCAGGGCGATACCGGAACGTATGTGTATCATGCCAACTTCGCACTGGCGATCCAGCGCACCGGGCAAATCCTGGTCGATCTCGCGCCCCATATTTACGACACCGAGCGCACCATGCGGATCATTGGTGACGACGGGAAGCCGAGCACGACCAAGATCAACCATGCCGTCATGAAGAGCGGCGAAGAGGTTGTCCAGAATGACATCACGGTCGGCTCTTATGACGTGATGACGATGGAAGGCCCAAGCTACGCGACCCGTCGCGACGAAGCGCGCGACGGACTGACCGAGTTTATCCGCGCATTCCCGGCTGCCGCGCCTGTGCTTGGCGACGTGTACGCGAAGATGCAGAACTGGCCTGACGCCGACAAGATCGGGGAGCGGCTAGAGGAACTTTTGCCTGCACCGATCAAGGCCAAGCTGAAGCAAGAGCGCAAGGACCCGAACGCGCCGCCTGAGCCGCCAACGCCGGAAGAACAGCAAGCAGCAGAAGAGGGGCAGATCAAGCAGGCTGTCACGAAGCTGGAGCTTGAGGGTAAGAGCCTCGATAACGACAAGAAGCGCGCCGAGATCGCAAAGACCATGAAGGAGGTTCAGGCCCCGGCTGAGGGCGCTGCGCCGAACGGATATGATGATGCCCTGCAGGCCATCGAGATTGAGGCCAAGCACGACGATCTGTTGACCAAGCGCCGCCTGAACGAGCTAACCATCCAGATTAAGGAGGCCGAGCTTGCCAAGGCTCGTATCGGTCTGGTCGCCTCCGGCGAGAAGCACGTGCTTGACGTTGCCAAGAGCGAGCAATCGCTTTCGCACGCTGAGGATGGTCACAGTGCGCGCATGAGCAGCGCCGCACAGAACATGGCGCATAGCGAAGAGCGCCAAGAGTTACAGCGCCAAGGAGCGCAATCCGAATCCGCATGATGACTGGCGCATGAGGCGCTGGACGCTGCGTAGATAGCCGCCTTCGGGTGGCATTTTTGTTGGGCCAAACAAAATGACTGACGAACCCAAGCTGGCGGCGACGCCGGGCGATGAAATTGCACCTAAGGAAGCTGTATTCGAGCCGGAAAGTCTAGACCCTCCGAAAGAGGGCCAGGTAGCCGAGACCGAAGAGGTCAAGGCGGAAGACAACGGCGAAGAAACCGCAGAGGGCGACAAGCCCGCCAAGGTCCCCGGATCGCGCCGGGAAAAGATCAAGAACGAAATTCTGCGTCGCGAGAATGCAGAACTGCAGCGGCGAGTTGAGGAGGCCGAACGCCGGTTAAAGCCGGTTGGTGAACAGGCAGAGTCCGACAAGGAGCCGCAAGAGGCCGACTTTAACGGCGACTACTTCGCATTTGAACGAGCAAAGACCGCTTACGAGGTCCGCAAGGTCGTTCGCGAAGAGAACCAGCGCCTAGAAGCCGGGAAGCGTTCCAGTGAGCAGGCGGATGAATGGCGAGAACACGTCACCGCTCACGAAGAGCGCATTGAGGAAGCGCGCGACGTTATCACTGACTTTGACGAGGTGATGGCGACGGCCAAGGACATCCGGATCAATCCGGAGGTCGGCAAGGAAATCTTGCTGTCCGAAAAGAGCGCGCTGCTTTCGTATTATCTCGCCAAAAACCCAGACAAAGCGCTTGCGCTGAACGGGATGACAGGTCGCGAGCTGGCCCGAGAGATTGGCCGGTTGGAAGGCTCTGTTCGTATGCCCGCAGCCAAGAAGCAGACCGCAGCTCCCGCACCGATCACCAACATCAAGGGCGGCGCAGCCCCGTCATTCGATCCATCGGCGTCTTCGATGGAGGAATACGTGGCCAAACGCACAGCCGGTTGGAGCGGCTAGGAGCATCCACAATCCGATTGCCCGTCGTGATGACGCGCATTCCCCGAGCGGCACGCAGTGATGCGCCCCGCCTGAAGGAGCTTTAATATGGCTACCAATACCACTCTGACGGCTGACATCATCGCAAAAGAAGCGTTGATGCATCTCGACAACAACCTCGTGTTCGCGAAGCAGGTATTTCGCGGTTACGAAAATGACTTCGCCAAGAAGGTCAACGGGTATGAGGTGGGCGAAACCATCTCGATCCGCCGCCCGACCGACTTCACGGTGCGCACCAACGCCACCATGTCCACGCAGGACGTGACCGAAGGCAAGGTTGCGCTGACGGTCAACCAGCGCCGTGGCGTGGACTTCGAGTTCACCTCTCAGGACCTGACTCTCAAGATCGGTGAGCTTGGCGAGCGCGTTATCAAGCCCGCCATGATCCAGCTTGCAAACTCGGTCGATACGTTCGTGGCTGGCCTTTACTCCAGCGTTCCGAATTGGGTCGGCACCTCCGG